AGAAAAACCAGTTGCAAGGCAATATGTTGTTCTAGGTAACATAGCCCCAGACTTGCAATTGGGTGTCACTAATGGGGACGTCAGCACTTGTGCTGCAGCTTTATTAGAAAGAATGTATTACTGTAAAGTTGGGAATGAGTTTTTGCCAGCTCCATTACCAGAAAATGAAGTAGTTCAAAGCTACATGAGACCGTTCACACAAAAGTTCACTCAAAAATTGTTCAAATCCACCCCTGGAACGCACGAGGAATTCGTTGCTCAGTACTCGGGTCCCATGAGAGCAAGATACGAGAGGGCTCTTGTTGAATTCAATAACAGTGGAGTTTCCCGACGACACTCCTACAGTAACACATTTGTTAAATATGAGAAAATTAACACTAGTAAGGCTCCTAGATGTATACAACCAAGAGATCCTGTATACAACTTGTGCTTTGGTAGATATATCAAACACATCGAGAAGCGCATGTACAAAAGCATAGCCAAGGTTTTTGGAAGAGGTCCTGTTGTTATGAAAGGTTATAATGTGCATCAAACTGGCAGTATAATTAATTCCAAATTCAACGCAATCAATGATTGTGTTGCAATTGGATTGGATGCTACCAAATTTGATATGCATGTTTCACCTGCTATGCTCAATTATGAGCATGATTTTTATAGATTTATATACGATAACGACAAAGAGCTCAACACGTATCTTGACTGGCAAATGAACAATGTTGGTAGGGCTTATATGCCTGACGGCAAAATCAAATACAAGGTTAAGGGCAAGAGGTTTTCAGGGGACATGAATACCGCACTTGGTAATTGTATATTGATGAGCGGCATGGTTTATTCTTATTGCAAATTCAAAGAGCTTGAGGTGTTTGACTTGGTCAATAATGGTGATGACTGTGTTGTTTTCATACAAAAACAACATCTCAATCACTTTATGACTGGGTTGGACAAGTGGTTCTTGGATTTAGGTTTTCGAATGACTGTTGAAGAACCAGTTTTCTCTGTTGAGAAGATTGAATTTTGTCAAATGCATCCAATTTATGACGGTTCTGAATGGTCTATGTGTAGAAATTGGAAAACAGCAATAGCCAAGGATGCTATGTGCATACGAAATATTGAGGGTAATGATCTCAAACGTTGGGTTTATGCCGTTGGAGAAGGAGGTTTGAAAACCTTTGGTGGTATGCCCATACTTAGCGCCTTATATAAAACTTTTACCGATCAAGGTATTAGTGAAAGTGATTACCAATCCATGAGAAGAAAAGGAAGAAATTTCTATCGAAGGGGTAATATTGCCAATGATAATTATTTTCAGAAACATTCACATCATTGGTTTTCTCAGGGAATGGATCGTAGTGATTATCAAATTACTGATGCATGTAGAGTGAGTTTTTATGAGTGTTTTGGAATAACTGCAGACGAGCAAGTTGCTCTGGAGGAACGCATTTCACAAGTGAAATACGATTTCTTCTGCAGTGATCAACACTTAAATAACCCACAATACATTAATCTTGATAACCTATGAGAATCCATGGTAATTATTGCGGACCAAATTGGTCTGCTGGGCGCGAGCAAAGTAGCGTTGAGTCGAGTGTTCCAGCAGTAGATGACTTTGACTCTACTTGTAAAGAACATGACGCTGCTTATGCAATTCGCAAAAACATGACTCAAGCCGATAATAACTTCTTCCATCAAAATTTTGGAAAAGGATTAGTTAGAACAGGAGCGGCAATGGCTGTAGGGGCTTTTGGTCGATTTTATCATCCACAAAGTGATATATCCGACCAAGAAAGCCAATACCAAGCTATGAATATAACAGACTTAATTCAACAAAACAAATTGCGTGGAGCTGCTCCACAACCCCTAACAATTGATGAACTACCTACATATATCTATGATGTTGATCAATTGCCTACTAATGGATCCTTTTATGATCCTTATAATCCACCATCACGCTCTAGTACTACTATTGGAGCAAATGATGAACACATCTATCGTAATAAATCCACTAGAAGTAGTGGTAGCGAATTTAATGACATACAACCTTACAATTATCCGAGGAATCAAGCGAGTCTCATGGATTTGTTGCTGTATAGAGCAACTCCTAAGCGGAGAAATGCCATTACAACTAATAAACGCAAGAGAAAGTTACAACGATTGTATGAAATATTATCTCCCAAAATGAAATCACGTGATTTTTGGGAATCATTAAATAGTGTCAATAATTTGAACACTAGACGTGCATTATTTGATCAATAAACAAATATACCAAAATGACAAAACAAAAAATGAGCAAGGCTTTGCAAAGCCAAATTAAATTAGCAAAGATATTTAAAAACATATCAAACAAGCAAAAGATATCTCCATCAAATCCAACCTATGGAGCTGTTTCAACAATTACCACTGCTCCAGTGGCAATTGGAAACTCTATTCGAGGAGCACAATCACAGGTTGTGCAAACTGCAAGAGGTGTAAGAGTTTTAGGAAGGGACTTTGGGTTTGCCATCACAGCAACTGGATCAACCAGTGAAAGTGATTGGACTCTAGTGGGTGGTATGCCATTAACACCAGCCGCTTTACCCAGTACCATATTGCGTAATTACACACAAATGTATGCTGAATTTCAGATCAAATCTATTACTATGCACTACATAACTTCTTCTCCCACCTCATCAGTTGGCGATGTTCTTTTCTATTTCAACAAAAATAGAGACAGTTCATTGCCGGACTGTACCTCATCATCTTTTTTACCATTCGTCTTATCAGACCCACACACCATTATAGGTCCACAATGGACCAACCATAGTGCAATGATCATCCCGGCACCATCATTTCGAACAACTGACTATGGTATGACTACGAATGGATACGACCAATCTGCTGGTGAAGTGTTTATTTATTCTAAAACATCGACGACAAATTCACCAGGTTACGTATTGTTTGATTATGATATAGAGTTCAGAGAGCTATCAGTTAACCCTAGAGCTGGCTTTTTACCAGTTGCTAGAGCTCAGTACAATCCAATAGCATTCGGATTAACAACAACTGCCAAAACCATTGGGGATGGCTTTGCTGGAGGAGTGCAAAATAACAGTATCACTAATACATCATCTGCTTTACCATCAGGTACTGCAATTGGTGATATTTTCAAATGCATTTTGGACCCAACCAACAGTGTCATTGTCAATGCTGCATGGACTAATTGTACTATTAACAACTTGATAAGACAAGAGGCAGGTAATACTGTCGTAATCAACGATGGTTTTACCTGTTATGCTAGAGTCACAGCAACTAACACCTTGTCCCTTGCTCCTAGTCTCTCACAAGCTCTGAATGGTTATTATTACCAATTTGGAGTCACCGGCACATTAACTTTTACATTATGTGCTCAAATATCTTTGGTTGCATTCACCAATGGTGAGTTGCAATCTGCTTATTAAAACATCAGACGATCGGTTTAATAGAGGCGCATCGTACAAAAGAGCTTTAATCTCTTGCCTCTTAGATGCTATATATAATGCTGCTGTTATTCTCAAACAGTTATATTTAAAAATACGGTATAGATGCAAATGCAAGATAGTGTGCTTTGGGTGGTCCTTTCAACAGTCGGAAACTGTTGATTGCCAAGGTGGATCTTTTGCTTCCACAACTATTCCGCAAAAACAAAATAAACAATATAAAAAGGTGTGCAATTGTCTGTGCACATCCACTGCATATTTTTCGGAGTGAACTCTAG